CTCGCGCGCCATCTGGTTTGAAACTGCCAGCGGCGCAAGATGCAGAATGTCCTTGCCGGTCTCACGGTGAATTGCTTGCGCCCACGCCAGTTCCATAAGCGACTTGCCTAGCCCGGTGCCGGCGAACAGAGCCGCGCGGCCACGTCGAAGCGCCCACTGGACGATATCGCGCTGGTGGGGAAACAGACAGTCGGGTAATTCAGGAATATCGGTTAGGCCCGTCATCGGGTCAGTGATCGCCTTGCGGGCGAGGAAATCCTCGTATGGGGTCATTTCATTCTCCATCAGTTGGGGGTGGGGGATTAGTCGAAAAGGGAAGTCTGGCTATCGGGTTTCCGCGAGCAGAGCACCGAGAGATAGGAAGGCATAAGCTGCCACCATCGGGTCCACGCCGTTTCCTGTCGCTCGAAGCCGCTCAACCCGGTAGGCCATCGCATCAATGCCTCGACGAAGATGGGATTGAGCCTCCTCTTCGCTGAGGGCTGGTTGGAGTTCGGGCCATCTGTCGAGGACATCGATCCACCGGCTATCGGTCGGCCCGGGGATGACGGTGGGAGGGTGAAATTGTGCGCCTGTTTGATAAGGCTGTTCTGATGACTGTTTGGCGTGACTTTGTGGCCGTCGTCCGCGGCCATGGGCGCTGCCCACATTTGGGCCGCTTCCATCGCTTGCCCCGTCAGTAGCAGTTCCCCGGATCGATCCCCGCCCCGCGTCAGGCGTGAACCTTCCGTCACCGCCACGGAGGGAGCCTCCCATTGTCTGGCTGCGCCCTCTAGACTTGTTCCGCCTGTCTGATTGGGTGTCGGGTTCTCGGCAGTCTGCGCCCCTGTCTTCACGGTCGGTCCCGGCCAATTCACCGCCGCCACATTCAGGTCCGCTCTGCGTCCGCCTTTTTCCCGCGTGCCCTTGCCCGGCATCCCCTGCGCGTCGTGGTTCTGCGCACTCGGCCATGATGAACAGTCGTTCCCGCCGCATGGTATTTCCGGTTTCGGACGACGAGAATATTCCTGCCGCAACGCGGTAGCCCAATCGCTCCAATGACGGGATAATGGCCTCGATTTGTCCATCCGCGTTCCCCGTGACGTTTTCGCGGAAGATAAGATCAGGCCGGCACTCCTCGGCAATGCGGCAGACTTCGGGAGCAAGGAACCGTTGTCCGCCTGCCCCCGCGCCTTTTCCGGCAACGCTATTGTCTTGGCAGGGGTCGCCGCTAGCGAGGATATGAACCGATCCACGCCAAGGCTTAGCGTCGAATGTTCGCATGTCAGACCAGATAGGCGCCTGATCCATCCACCCCGCTTCCATAGACGCGACCAGAGACGAGGCTGCCGCCGCTTCCCCCTCCACGTAAACCACACCTCTTCCAGCAAGTCCAAGGTGGGCGAGGGCAAGCTTGACGCCAAGGTCAAGCCCTCCGACGCCTGCGCAGAGGGAGAGGATATTACGTTGGGGACGTAGAGCCACATTCACGCCCTCCCCGCCCGAACCGCAGCCCGATGCTCGGCAATTTCCTTCGCGACTTCCAGCGAGTAGAAGCGCCCATGGCCCTTTTCGACCACGTAATATTCAACCGTGCCATCCTTGCGGAAACTGGCGTCGATCATCAAACCGTGGTGGCGAATGTGGCGGGCGGGCTTCGTATCGATCATCTCATCATCTCCATCTGACAACCAGACACTGAACGAGACCGCGCGCGGCGTCAAGGGGAAAGAGTGGTGCGGATATGATCGCCTAGCGTGCTATCAAAGCCATCCATCATCGTCGCCGCCTCCCGCAAAGCCGCCTCTAATTTCTCGATCCGATCGGCGGCCATACGCATGTTACGGCGGTATTCGCTGCCATGAACGCGGGTTGCAGCCTCTCGCAGTTTCTCAGCCAAAGTCATTCCGTAATCCCCCAAAAAGACGAGCCTTTCCCGCGAAACGGCTCAAAATCCGCTTCGATCTTAAGCGCCTTGATCGCTTTCGAATACGAAATTGACCCCTTCCGATTGGTTTGTGTCACCTTTGCGCCAGCAAACAGCGCGTTCTTCCCACCGCACTTTTCCACAATGTCGGCCAGCAATTCCTTTTGCCGTTCGGCCAATAGTTCGGCGCGTTCCTTGTTTTCCATGTATTCCCGCAGCATCCTCGCCGCTTCCGGCGTGTCAATGACGATGCGGCGCGGGGCGAGGTGTTCGGCCGCCATATCCGGGGATGCAATGATGTCGAGAAATTCGGCGTGGAATTGGCGAAGGCGGGGGATATTCTCGTCAATCCATGCCTGATCTAGCGGCACCACCTCATGCAATTGCGCGTGGCTGGAGTATTGATAAAAATGCGCCTTTTGCCGACCAGCGCACAGCATCTCGATTTGAACCTGCGCAAAATATTGCGGCTGATCAGATAGCGGCTTGAAACATCTATCTTGGCCGGTTCGTCGCGACCAAGGGGCCTTGATTTCCAGCACACCACCATCCGATGTCAGGCCATCGGGCGATGCCCCCAACCAATCATCGTAGGCGAAGAAACCGCATTCGATCACGTTCAGTCCGGTGTCCATCTGGAAATCCAGAACAGCCCCCGGCTCGTGCATCTTGCCGTAGCCAAAAATCACGTCCTCTAGAAACTGGTTCTCATCCTCACGGGGCGCGCCCAATGCATCACGAACCATGCGGCGCATAACGTCATCACGCGACTTATTGGGATCAAGGGACAGGATGGCTCCAGCTATGCTGCCAGTCACCCTTCCGGCCCTTTGCTTATGCCATTCGGGGGAGCGTTGGGCTGGTTCAGTCATTCTCCGCACCCTCTTCCGATTTCGCCCTTGTCGCGAGCGTCAACAAACTCGCGCCAGTGACGCCAGCCTTGAGGGCATGCAAAGCCCCATTCGCGAATTACGGGGCCAGTGATAAAAAGCGTCAAGGCACGTTCGCCTGGTTCAATTTCAAGCCTGTGCAATGCATCTGCGGGCCGTGACACAGTGTCGCCTGCATTGCGCACAAAAACACCATCTGGCGTATGCTCGATATATGAGCCGGCCAGCACGATTGACGTGTTTTCCCACGGGTGATCGTGAAAAGCTCGATCATCATCACTTGCATTGATTTCATGGAGATAGACCGAGCAAAGTTCATTGCGCGGAATAACCCACCATCGGCGCAAATAGTTGTCACCGATCACAAAATCAGGTTCGCGAGCCATAATGGTTTCGGCCCATTTAGCCAGATCGTCGATTGTTGCGTATTCCATCACTCATCCCCTTTCAAGGCTGCGCGGGCGGTTCTTGCTGCGAAGCTGTCTGGCCATTGTTTAGCAATCTGCCTCAAAGCCTCCCGCAACCGCTCGATTTCATCGGCGGCTTTTGCGAACATGTGGCTATCAAGGAAGCATTCCTCGACATTCATATGATCAACCGCCCGCAACCGCTCAACAATATCACCCACGTTCCATCTCCTTCACTGGCCATTTAGGATACCGAAAGTCCCTCGGCTCCGTGCACGAAACCCCTTCTTTCCCACACCATCCGCACATATCGGCGTGCCATGTGGCAGCATGGCCATCCGGCATCCGACCGTGCTTTTTGCCGCACGCGGAGCAAATCCAGGCGGGGTAGTTAACCACGATCCTTCCCCCGCGCCGACCAAATCAATTCCCGGTCGATATCGACCATGGCCATCAAATCGGCCGCATCCTGCGCCGCGCCAATGTCCCCCGCGTAGATGGCGCGGTATAGTTGGAAGCGGATGTCGTTATGCCTCTCTCTGGCCATGTCGCGGGTATATCGGCCCTCGGCCAATTCAAAATCGCATTCCATATCCATCACTCCTAAATCCGCATCGGCATCACAATCCCAATGAAATCGGTATCGTCAACGGGATCAAATCGCAGCGGATCATTCGGCGTCTTCTGCGAAATCCGGACATCACCAGTCCCGACCGCTTCGAGCATGGCCACGAGATAATCGGCGTTGATGCCAACCTCGCCATCGCTGTCAAATTGCGCGGGCAGTTCACCCTCGCCTTCGAAGCCAGAAGTCCCTTCGATTTTGGCGCACAGAATGCCGTCTGCGCGAATAAGGCGCATCTTGCGGGTTTGGGCATCGGATGCGATGCGGGCGCGCTTGACGGCCGCCAGAAGCCCATCCGCGTTGACCTGGATTGCATCACCGACGTCGGGGATTACACGGCGATAGTCAGGATATGTGCCGTCGATCAGCTTGCCGGTGATCACGATATTGTCCGCACTGGCGCGAAGCCTGCCGCCGTCCCATGCCAGAGAAACGCGATCCGACGATATTCCGGCGATGACCTTTGCCAGCGGGGTGGCGACGATGACGTCCGGGGCGTCATCCGGCCATGCGTGATCAGACACGATGGACGCCACCTTGTGACCATCCGTGGCCACAAACCGGACACTGCCCGATTCGTTGTTCAGGAACACGCCGCCCAGATAATACCTTGTGGCCTCGGTGCTTGCGGTCCACATCGTCCGGTTGATGTATTTGGAAAGGGCGCTGGTCGCAAAATCCACGGGCGCGCAAAGCTGGATTGTCGGCATTTCCGGAAAATCATCAACCGGCAACGCGGGCAACGCCCACCGCGATCGACCGGCTTTGACGGTCAGAATATTGCCATCGAGCGATAACGACAAATCACCAGATGCCGCGCCAGCCATGGCCGCAAGGCGCTTGGCGTCAACGCATGCCGACCACGATGGCCCTTCCGCCTCGATTGTCTGGCGATACTCGATGTCTAGATTTGTGGTCGTGATCGCCAGACTACCACCCGACGCCACCAGTCGGACCATCGACAGAATGGGAATGGTGTTTCGCGTCTCGACGATTGAGCTTGCCGCTTTGAGTGCGGCAGCCAGTGTCGTCGCGGGAACGATTGTTGCCTTTTTGGCAGGGGCTTTTGCCATGCTTGTTCTCCATCTTGAAAATCAGGACCGACCGAAGCCGGCCCTGATGGTTTTTCATTTTTCGACGAGGGTGTCAAATTTTAATTTTCGGTGAAACCGCCGTATCGCCATCCACCAGATGTCCTGATTTTGCCTTTTATCAAGAGGCAGATATTCGGCCTTTTCAAGCCCGAAAATTCAACAAAATCGAATTGCAGCCCTTCAAATGATCTGCCGTCCGGATGGTAAAAATTGTGGATGCGCGTATCTAACTGCGCATGATTTTTTCCGCCTTGCAACCATGATTGACGGGCTTTTCTCTCGTCAGAGTGTATACGCCCTAAGTTTTTCTGTCTCGCCGCCTCAACAATATATTCTGGCATTTTCTTGCCATACAAACGATTGTTGGGACCAGACATGGCGATTCTGCGCGCCTCTCTAGAATAGAAACTATGTTCTAATCCAGGGTTTCCGTTTCCGCCAGAAGAAATATTCACTAGAGATCCTTTAGGGTAAGTATCTCGGCCAATTTGGATCATTATTTTTTCCAGAATGTACGCGCACTGTTCTGGCAATCCGAATTTTATGATTTTGGCATAGAAGCCATTTCTCGCCCTATCATACCAAGCTTGAGAGCGCCTTCCGCTAACCCAAGCCCTTTGGCCTGATCCCTTCCCTATATAAAAAGGAAATTCACTATCTTCGGTATAGTGCGCATAGACGTAAAAACGCCTGTCAACTCTAGTAAGAAACATAAACCTCGCTCTAGGTCTCGCTATGTGTGAGCGCGGCAGGTGATTAGCGTTATCACTTTTCGTCCGGCCAGACTAGCCGCGCATATTCACACTAGAACGGGACTTGATCCCCGTCAAGATCATCGGCATATTCCGGCTTTTTCGTAACCTTCTTTGATGATGCCTCGACTTCCGGCACTTCTTTCTGCCCCTTGGCCCAATAGTCCGCGAACCACTGGACGCTATCCGGCTTTGGATTTTGCTCAGTCGGCCTCGGCGTCATCAACATGACCTGGACGATCACCTGCTTGCCGGTAAGCGCCAGCGCAATGTCATCATTGCTTGGAATGTTGTCCTTTCGAGCCAGCTTCCCGCCACATGCGCCGTCGAGCTTGGTGAAGCGCTTGAGGTCATTGGCGCGCTTCTTTTCCTTGTCCGCCGCGTGTGGATTGTCATCGTATACCCAAAAGCGTGGGAAAAGTTTGCGCTTGGCATATGCTGCCGGCTTGATGATTTCGAGTGTCGCGAAGGCGTATCGATCACCATCCTTTTCGCCGATACCAGCCTCGGTCACGAGCGCCAGCACCTTCGTCTTGTCAGGCAAGGGCTCAAATCCCTCACCAGTCGGAAGATCGGCCTCATAGTCGATCTTCTGGCGAACATCTTCCCCGCCACTATTCCAAAAGCTACTCATTTGGTATTCTCCTGCTTGTTATTCCGTGGATCGTCAAACCGCCTTTACCAATTCAAGCGCCTGCGCCTCGGTAAACCCCTCCGCAACGTAGGCCAGAAAGATCGTGCGCCGTGCCGAAGCAAGGTCACTGGACACGCGGGCGATCTCCTGCCACGCATTGGCAAGTGCGCGCGAACTGGCCGCAATATCCTGGGTCGGAGGTTCGCTTCTGAATTTGTCGGTCATCACTCGGCATCCTCTTCGACTTCAGTTTCGGAGGCGCGTCGGCGGCTGCGTCGGGGCTTTTCACCCTCGGCCTCGACCGGAAAGAGATATGGCGCAAGGGGGTTGCTGCCTTCGGGGAAATCAAGAGGCTCGGTAATGCCGAATCCATTCTTCGTGACCGAGCTTGCGGTGGTGTGGCACACGATTTCACGATCACCGTTGCTGATAACTTTCTTGCGCTCTTCCTCGCCACCACGAAGGGCGGCCTGGAGCCGGATATGTGCCACCAAGTCCACATTGTTGACATAGTGGCCGATGCTGTCGGCATTCTTCGCTTGCGTCAGGCGCAGACTGTAGCGTTGATAATCATCAACATCAGGCAGCTTCATGGTCTCAAGATCGGCATGGACGATAAAGATGATCGCCATGCCCTTTCGCTCATTCAGCAAGCCAGCGGCCTTGCGGACACGGCCATGTGCCGCCGCAACCGACCCATAACCAGCCCCGAAGCCGCCATGCGCCGTGGCCAAGCTTGATGCCGGGTTGCCATTCTTGCCGCCCTTCTCGATGGCGTCCGCGACAAACAATGCATCCGCCGCCGAAGCGCTGTCGAAAATCAGATCGGTGAAATCATGCTCGTTTTGAAGCAGCCACAAAAGCTGATCGAAAACATCCTTGGCGTTTCGGCACGCCGGGAATGCGTTCGGGGTTTCGATCAAGCGCGACTGGCGATGGACGCCATCCTCGGCACGGATCACGATAGGATTGCGCGCAATGGCGCTGGCGAGGCTGTTCTTGCCCGTACCGGCATCACCAAAGATCGTGATGATCGGGGGGCGGGGCCGGGGCTTCTCGATGATAAATTCAGTCATTCACCTTCTCCATTAAAAAACAAGTGACGGCATTGGAAATCATTCGCAGGCAGCAATGTAACGCTTATCCCGGAACCCGCTTGACACGTAGGCCCATGGCCCTCCGCTGATTTCCCTCCGGCGCTGCCGCCTGTCGCAGTTTGGAAAGTCCGGGGGCGTATCTCGTTAATCTCGGGATTCCATCTCTTCGTAAATCTCTTCCATTTTCGCTAGCCATTCCATGCCGGCGACGATTTCGGGGGCGTTGGTTCCGTATTTCACGTTTTCCATGTAGCCCAATCCACCATCGTCCTTCCACCGTGAAACGGTGCCGCATGCTTCGGTGAAAAGTCTGTGGGCTTCATCACGCTTTGCATCGGCATCGTCAATGGTGCACTGAAAATAAGAATGCGCCAATTGCAGGTGATGGACCATCAGTTCCAATGCGGCATCGCGTGACACGCGGGGGGCGTCGATGTTGAGATATTCGGTCATTGTCCCTCGACCCATTCCTGGTAGATTTCCAGAATCGCGCGTTGATTGTGGTCAAGGCTGCCATAGTGGTCTTCGAATTTTTCCACGAGCGTAGGCTCCGACTTGATCAGACCGAGGGATCGTAGCATGTCGATGATGTCCTCGCGGGCGGTGGTGTCGCGATCAAGATACGTGTTCCAAAGCGCCACCGCCTCAGCCTCGGTCATCTTGGCGATGGTGACGCGATCATTCAAATCATCCATCAATTCCCCCACGGTTTCGAAGCCCGGCAAGTCGCCGGTGCGGATTTCATCAATGGCGGCATCGGTGCCCGCGTCAATGGCCTTGTATGCCCAATGATCGGCGGGCAGGCGGATGGCGGTGATGGTTCCGGGGGATGCGTAGCATTTTTTCCATGTTGACGTGCTGTACCAGTGCGTCTCGCCCCACCGGCCGATAACCTTCTCATCCTCGCCCAACCAATCGGGCATTCCATCGACTGCGATTTCAGGGCCATACTCAACGTTGTCAGTCATGATAATCTCCATCTTTCAGAGGATAGCCGACGCCAGTAGGCAAAATGCCGTGGCGATGGCGGTTGCGGCGATGTAGGTGTTGATGCGGATGATGGTCATGCGACGGTGACCGAAAACATCGGATCATCACGAAGGCCAAGGCGGACTTCAGCCCGCATGAACGCAAGGATTTTGGAAATCTCGGCATCAGCCGCGTTGTATGCGGTCGCGTCCCACGCCGAGATCGCGGCTTCGCGCTTGGCATAAAGTTCTGACAACTTCCATTCCATCTCAAATCTCCATCTTCTCTCTCTACGCCCCATCATTCCCATGGATCGCGGGGTGCGTCAAGCGGGTTTTGGAATTATTTTTGGGGCGGTTGCGGCGATTTTATTTTTACACTATGGGGTAAGTCGATATTTACACAGGAGGGGTAATGCCCAGCATAGAAGAATTGAGAGCTCGGCTATCGCAGGTTTGCATAGCGCGAGCCGCCAGAGTTACCGGCCTGCACTATAATACCGTTTACCGGATCGCAAAAGGAACCAAGAAAAATCCATCATACGAGACGATCAGGAAACTTTCGGACTATCTGGGGAATGCCAAATGAGTAAATACGATTGGAAGGCCATCAAGGCCAAGGTCGATATTCTTGAAGTCGTGCTGAAATTCGTTCCGCTAAAGCGCAGTGGCAACATTTATAAAGGCAATTGCCCCATACACAACGAAAACAGCCCTAGCTTTGTTGTTTACGATGATGGGTATCATTGCTTCGGTTGCGGAGCGCATGGGGATGCTATTGACTTTATCGTGGCTATGGATGGATGCTCAAAGGCTGAGGCCATCGAGCGGCTTGGCGCGAATGATTTTGCGCTAACCGGGCCTGAAAAACGGATCATTGAAGATCGCGACCGATCACGGGCCGAGGAGCGCAAGACGGCGACCGCCATGGCCGCAAGACGATGGGATGCCGCGCAACCCGCAACCGAAGATCATCCATATCTGGATCGCAAAATGGTCCTGCCGCACATGGCCCGCATTGACGGCAAATCCCTTTTGCTGCCGGTCTATGACCGCGATGGTGAGATCATGTCAGTGCAGAGCATTGACCGCGATGGCGGCAAGCTGTTCCAATGGGGCGAATACCTTAAAGACGGTGACGGCAATTTCGTGCTGGATCATAACGGCAAGAAAATGCGTGGTTCCGGAGCGCCGACAAAGGGCGGCAGGCTTAATTTCGGCATATGCATCGGCCGCACGATTGTCTGCGAGGGCTTTGCCACGGGTGCCAGCATTTATGAGGCAATCCCGGATCGAGTGGCCGTTGGCTTCTCAAAAACCGGCGTCATTGATCTTGTGCGCGAACTTCACGGCAACGGGCAGGAAGTGGCTATTGCCGCAGACCGCAATGCGCTGGTTGAGATGCTGGCACTAGGCGAGGAATTGGGCATCCCTGTCTATGCGCCCGCCGAGCCGCACGACGACTTCAATGACATGGCGGTTGCGATCTACAACGATGGCGGCAAACCCGATGAGGCAATTCGCGCCATCCTGAACGGCAAGCCAATCTCAGGGCCAACCGAGAAGCCAAAGGTCGAGACGGGCGAAGCTGCCAACGATGACAATCTTGATCCTGTCGATATATGGGACCGCAACGCCGCGCCTGAATTGGTTCGGGGCATCCTTCCGCCAATCATCGAGCGGTTTGCCTATCAGGCGTCGGAACTATCCGGCGCTGACCATGGCGGCTATGCGATGGCCGCGCTTTCCGTCTGCGCCATGGCCATCACCGATCGCATCCGGGTCAAGGTCAAGCGCAATGAGGAATGGTCGGAAGCGGCCCGCATGTGGGTCATGCTTATAGGTGAGCCGTCCTATAAGAAGTCCCCCATCATGGCGCTATCCAGCAAGCCATTGATGCGGATGGATGGGCAATTGCTGCGCGACTATGAGCGGGCTTTCATGGATTGGAAAGAAGCGGGCGAGAGCGGGGAAATGCCAGTGCCGCGTCGGTTGAGAATAGACGATATCACCATGGAGGCGGCGCAAGAGGTCGCGCGTCATTCGCCGGATGGCGTGCTGGCGGTTCAGGATGAGCTTGGCGGGTGGTTTGGCGGCATCGAGAAATATTCAGGCGGGAAGGGCAGCGCCAAGGATCGTTCGTTCTGGTTGCGTGCTGCTGGCGGCGGGGAGTATGCCGTCAACAGGATCAGCCGCAAGCCGTTCCTGATCGAAAACCTGTCCATCGGGATATTGGGGGGCATACAGCCAGATAGCATCCGCCGTGTGATGGCAGATGCAACCGACGACGGCCTTATCCAGCGGTTCTTTCCTGTCGTCCTGCGCCCCGCCAAACTGGAACGCGACGACGTCCCGTCCGACGCTCTGCGCGATTATGAGGCGCTGGTGGAGCGTCTGAATCAAATCCAGCCCCCCAAGAACTTCTTTGGCGAGCAGCCTTTGACGTTCGACGATGGCGCGCAGGAGGTGCGCAACACGCTTCACATCAAGCACCACGGTCTAGTGCAGGCAATGGAGACGGTGAACAAGAAGATGGCCAGCCATCTAGGCAAATATGACGCCTTTTTCCCGCGTCTCTGTGTCCTGTTCCACGTCATCGAGAATGCCAATATGGAGGCGCTTCCAGCCACGATTTCCGAGGATACGGCCAAGCGTGTTGAGCGGTTCTTGGAGGATTATATCATGCGGCATTCGATGTCGTTCTACACATCCACCATTGGCGTCTCAGAGGATCAGGATGTTATCGAGGACGTGGCCGGCTATATCCTCACGCACAAGGTCGCCACGCTTACCATGCGCACATTCCAGCGCGGATCGACCCGGATGCGCCGCCTCACTCGGCAGCAGGTTGCGCCGATCTGTCACCAGCTGGAGGCGCTTGGATGGCTCGATAATTTCGATGAACGCGGCACGAAACTGACCGGCAAAATCAATCCCAGGGTGCATGATGTTTATGCCGAAAGGGCGGCTTCCGAGGTCATCCGGCGGGACAGGGTGAAGGCTTCCATCAAGAAAATGGCTGGCAAATGAACCGGACAAGTTCGGACGCTCCCAATGGTGCATTTGCGCGCCTCGCGCGTAAGGGACAGGCTGGACGCTTTTCCGGTCCATGTGTCCGGGATTGTCCCTTACGTATGATAGGTAAAGAAATCTCTTTTTTTTTTTTACTATATTAAGGCGCGCGTATATACGCACGTATGCGAGGGGGTTGTTTCCCGCATTACAGGACACTTTTCATGGACGATGAAATCTTGAAGGCGTTGGCCGCGATCACTGAGCGGCTTTCTCAGATTGAAGGCGCGATCATCAGCGGAGCGCTATCGGTGCCGGTTCGGGCTGGCGATGGCATGAAGGGCGATGGATCGAAATATCCATGGAGCAAGCTGGAAACGGATGGGAAGTTTTTTTATCCCTGCGTGCCCAAGGAGAAAACACGGGTGCAAGCGTCGATATCCTCCAATGCCATCAAGCGGTTTGGCAAGGGTGCTGTCCGCGTAAGACAGGTTAAGGGCGGTGTTTGGGTATTTCTGAAAAAATCTCTCGCACCCCTTGACACCATCCCCGCCCTGCCGTAGATGGGTTTGGCGGCATGGGGTCGCGATGGAGATTTTTGGATGCGCAATCGTCGGTTCAATCAGTCGGCTTATCGCCGCAACATTCGCAAGGCCCTTGGCCGTCCGATCAAGGCAGGTGAGACAACCGCATTTGCCGACAATGGCGACTTGGTGATTTACGGGCCCCAAGGCACGATTGGGCGTCTTGCTGGCGATCAGGTCGAAAGGTTCATTGTATGACCCCCGAAAAAGACACCCACCGCAACTGGCTTATCGATCAAAACTGGCTGGGCCAATGGGAGGCAACGCACCCCGACTTCGATCCGACGCCGCAGTTCCTCTACGATGGCCCAAGCGATAACCGCTACGTCACCGGCAGGACGCGGGATGAGGTGATTGAGGAAATCGAGAATTGGATTGAGGAGAATGAGTGATGCCAACAATCGAACGACAGATCGATGCCCTTGGGGGCGCGCATACCTCGTCTGAATATGGCGATGGCTACAGCGACGCTCTAACCGACTGCCTGCCCTTCGCCGCCGACGCTATCGCTTTGGTCGAGGAACTGATCGAATTTATCGAGGATGTCCTGTATGGTCGGCAAACTTTGAGCCGGTGGGCGCATGATGCTGAAGCCATGTTGGCGCGGTTGAAGCATCGGAGGGCGGCAGAGAACACCCCCAACACCGCGAGGAGTGAATGATGGAGCGCGAGGACGGGTTCTATTGGGTGCGCACGTCGTCGGAGTGGACGATTGGCGAGTGGGATGCTGTCCAGGATTGGTGGTATCTCATCGGCACCGACATTCCCGGCCTTGATAGCCCCGACTGGGGCATCGAAGTTATCGAGGTTGGACCTCGTATTGAAAGGATTGAAGATGGAGAAGTTTAATCACACGCAGGGGGATGATTCCGTGCGGTATCAAGTCGGCGATTTGACGATGGAGCATGTGTTCCGCCGTGCGGGCCTGACTAACCTATCGAACATGCAGGCGGCTCTGGATGCGGTGGAGGCGGCTTTGGCCGGTAGGGGTGAACTGATGGATGCCCTTCGCACTGCCGATGCCGCCATCAAGGAAATGTTCCGTTATTACGATGGCGGCGAAACTCGCGGATCGTATGACGGTAAGCCCGAACGCGCCCAACTACGTAAGGCTGGCTACGCCACTTCTCGCGCCATTGCCAAGGCTATGGGGGAATGAGTGGGCTGTCGCCAGTGGCAGAGCGCAATGCCGCTATCATCGACGCCTACCTCGCAGGTGAAACCATCACCAGCCTTGCCGAAACCCACAACGTCTCCCGGCAGAGGATCAATCAATTGGTTCGTGCCGCAGGTGTCCCGCACCGTCATCCGGGGATGGCTGAAACGAAGCGCTTGACCGCACGGGCCGGTTAGGCTATCAAGCGAATTGCAGGGGCCATGGTCGAGCTTTGGTTCCCGAGTGTTGCAGTCGAGGGCGTCCTCCATCCGCCCGAGATTGCCGCCCCTGCAACCACTGATGGATTGGAGTGATGGAATGTCGTATGCGGAAGAGAGGTTGCGTGGACTGGCTCGCAACACCCGCCCCATCGTTCCTCCCGGCGCTGATCTGGATTGGTTCCGCAGCATGACGACGAACCGTCTCAAGCAGATGTGGGATCACGAGGATTACGAAGTTCATTGCGATGAAATTCATCATGCAATGAACGAACGTGGTCATGGCGAATACGTGGCTGTGTGATGGCTCTGACCGCCAAGCAGCAGGCTTTCATTGAAGAATACCTGATTGATTTGAACGCAACTCAGGCGGCTATTCGTGCGGGCTACAGCGAAGATACTGCTCACGCTATAGGGCATGAGAACCTTAGCAAACCTTATATCGCTAGTGCGATTGCCGAAGCCTTCAAGGCTCGCTCAGAGCGCACGCAGATTGATGCTGACTATGTGCTTCGGCAGGCAGTTAAGCTGCATGAGCGTTGCATGCAGGAGGTGTCGCCTGTCACTGATCGCAAGGGCGATCAGATTTATGATGGCGAAGGCAATCCGCTATTCGAGTTCAACGCTGCTGGCGCGGCGAAGGGCCTTGAGCTTGTCGGCAAGCATGTGAATGTGCAGGCGTTTGCGGATAAGCTGGACGTGACAAACAGCGACGGCACACTGACCCGCGCCCCGGTTTACAAGATGGTGGATAAGGATAATGGCGACAGCGCCTAAGCCCGACGATCCAATCCTTGATTGCCCGATACCCGCAATCTTTCGCCCGTTCCTACAGCCCGCAAGGTTCAAGGTGGCCCGAGGTGGTCGCGGATCGTCTAAGACACGCACGGTCATAACCATCCTCGTTAACAACGTGATGTGGGCGGGTTGGCGTGTAGTTTGCTTCCGGGAATTGATGGAAGCCATCGCGGAAAGTTCCTACCAGGAGATCATTGAAGAGATCGACCGCCGCAATCTGGGGCGGTTTTTCGTCATCACGAAAACAGAGATTACTTGCCCCTCCTCTGGCGGCTGCTTCAAGTTTTCCGGCTTGCGCGCCAGTTCCAAGCGTCTGCAAAACCAGAAGTTGAAGGGATTTAGCAATTTTGATGCCGCGTTTATCGACGAAGGCGAGAGCATTACAAAGGATAGCTGGAACGCGCTGGTCCCGACCATGCGTAAGGCTGGTTCAGAGATATACGTTTGCTTTAACCCCGCATCGCCGCTTGATTTCATTTATCAATCGTTTGTCACGGATCCTATTTATCCGACCGAGCTTCACGGCAAGCCGTACTGCATAACGCTGGAAGTCAACTATACCGACAATCCGTTCTTCCCTCGGGAACTGGCTGACGACGCGGAATTGATGCGGGCGGTCGATCCGGAGCTATATCGGCACGTCTATCTTGGTGAGCCGGTGGCTGATAATGCACTCGCCATCATCAAACCCCAATGGATCGAAGCCGCAATCGACGCCCATATCCATATCCCTGATTTCCCTACGGGCGGCGGGCGCATTGGCGGCATGGACGTGTCTGGCGGCGTTGAGGGTGACGTGATCGCGCCCAAGGCCAATGACCCCAATGCGTTGGCATGGCGCTATGGTCAGGTGCTGGCTGGCCTGGAAGAATGGCAGGACGAGAACCCGAACTCTGCGGCTGCTTATGCATTGCCGATCGTGATGCGGGAGCGACTGGACGTGCTCAACATCGACGATATCGGTGTGGGCGCCAGTGTGCCGGGAGAGTTTAGGCGGCTGGACCCGGACGGGGACTATCGGGGTTGGACGGCCAGTGAAAGCCCGCATGATGCCGATCGGGAGTATCAGCCGGGCAAGTCGCATGGCGACATGTTTGCCAATCTCAAGGCCCAGGGATGGGGGATGCTTGGTGATCGGTTCCGCAATACCTGGCAGGCGCGCAATGGGCTGCCATATGATCCCGATCAATTGATTTCCATCCCATCGGGATTGCCTTTGCGCACCAAGCTGCAAGCCGAGCTTAGCCAGCCCCGCCGTGAAAGCGTCAACGGGCGCATGAAGGTCGAGAGCAAAAAGGATTTGAAAAAGCGCGGCGTGCCATCACACAATCTGGCCGATGCGGTTGTGATGGCGTTCGCGATGGAAAGCGTTGGACCGCAATCGTGGATCATGACGCGGGATTGACGCTACGCAACAATCTTGCGCCAGCGTGAAATATCCGCTAACAAGCGTGCATGTCCATCTCCACCGCCATTCGGGACCGCTTGTCTCGTGTATTCCCTTGGGCATACACGGCCAAGCATGATCACTATCTCGATTATGGCTGGAAGCGCGAACTGGAGTTCAACGATTTCCACGCGATCTACACGCGCAACAGCCTTGCTGCCGCCGCTGTGGACAAGACTGTCGCCAAGACCTGGGAGGAATTGCCGGCCCTTTGGCAGCAGCCGGACAAGCCTGCCGACACCCCGCTTGAACAGGTCATCGCCAAGCACTTCGCGAAGATCGGTCTTTGGCGCGCATTGATGCAGGTGGACCGGCGCGGGATGGTGGGGGCCTATGCTGGCGGCATCATCCTGCTACGCGATGGATTGACGCTCGATAAGCCTGTGGGCCGCATCCGCTCGATCGATGATGTGGCCGGGATTATCCCCGCATGGGAAGGCCAGTTGCAGGTCGCGGAATGGGATAGTAATCCCGCGTCCGAGACATATGCCCAGCCGCTCATGTATGATTTCAACGAACATAACGTTCGTGACAATCGGCAGATTGCGTCCAAGCCACAATCGCCGGTCAAAATCCACCCGAGCCGTGTGCTAATATGGTCGGAAGACGGCACGATCAACGGGCGTTCCGACTTGGAGCCGGGGTTCAACGATCTCGTCGATGTCGAAAAGATCAAGGGCGCGGGTGGCGAAGGCTTCTGGAAGTCCAGCCGTGGCGCACCGATCATTGAGGCCCCCGTCGGATTGACGCCTGCCGATGCGCGGGCGATGATGGGTGCCCACAGCAACAGCGAAGCGCTCGACAAGATCAATGAGCAGGTTGACGATTTCCAAGGCGGCTTCGACAAGGCGTTGATGCTTGGTGGCTTCAAGGTCAGCCCGATGACCATCACGCTGCCGCAGCCGAAAGAGTTTTTCGAGGTCAACGCGCAGTCGTTCGCGGCTTCGATGCAAATCCCGTACAAGGTGCTTGTCGGCAACATCACTGGCGAGCGCGCCAGCACCGAGGATGCCAGGGAGTGGGCGCGCACGTGTATGTCGCGCCGCGTCAATCTCGCCATCCCGCAAATCGAAGACTTTGTGCGTCGCCTTGTGGCTTGGGGTGCCCTGCCAAAAGGTGAATGGACCGTGGGCTGGCCATCGCTGCTTGATGCCACGCCGGACGAATTGCTGGATCGCGCCGGCAAGATGAGCACGATCAACAACCAGAACCAGAACGAACTAGTGTTCCTGCCCGATGAAATCCGGGAGACCGCTGGCTTCGCGCCGGGGGCGGAAGTCGATGGGTGGGATGAATATGCGGCTGAAGCGGCAGAGGATATTGAGGTGATTGATGAAACAGGTCAGGGTTAACCTCCGCACACTCGTTAATGCGAGTAAAATTCGTGAGGAAATTCGCGATGGCCGGAAGGTTGTCATAGTCCCCTCAACCACTCTGGTTGACGGCAGCATTCTTAACAAAATCCGCTACCCCGCATCAGTGATAGCGGATAGCTTCCACACGCTTGAGGGCACACCAGCCCCGCTTGGCCATCCCGTTTTGAACGGCAAATTTGTGTCGGCCAAAGATCCGCAGGGGCTGGTGCGCACATTTATAGGTGCATGGAACGAAAACGTCCGGCGTGAGAACGGCAGGGTCCATGTTGATAAAGTTATTGACGTAGCCTTTGCCAATCAATCGGATGGCGGCAAGCGCGTTCTTGCGGCTGTTGAGAAGCAAAAACCCATACATACATCAACTGGATTACTTGCCACCCTTAAGCCGCTCACTAACAGTGATGACGGGGCGGAATGGGAGGTTGAAACCATGGTCCTGGACCACGACGCCGTGCTCCTAGACGAACCCGGCGCAGCCACGCCCGAGCAAGGTGTTGGCATGTTCGTCAACGCGGCGGGGGAGGAAATGGACGTCATCAACAGCGTCCTTTCGGACGACATCGAACGTGATGAAATGTGGGCGCTTGAAAGCATATTGCGCGCGGAAGAACGAAAATTGCGCGCACCCTTGCTCGAACGCATCAAAGCTGCTATTGAGGCAGTAATTCGCGGCGGACCCGTGCCAGAAGACGTTGTTAACCAGGAGGCCACAGACGTGGACAAAGAACAATTCGAAGCCCTGTCCGCGAAGGTGGACGCCCTTACGGCAGCCCCCGCGCTGACCAAGGACGAAGTTGCCGAGATCGTGGCAAACGCTCTCAAGCCGATCACCGATGCCGCCGAGGCTTCTGCCGCCGCCGCGAAGACCGAACTGGTCAACAAGGTGGTTGAAGCGAAGCTGCTTGATCAGGCGACCGCCGAAGCTGCCGACACGGCTGTTCTCTCGGTGCTGGCTAACAGCATCGTCCAGACGCCGGTTGCGTTTCGGGTGAACGGGGCATTCAAGCCTTCGTCCAAGACCGACCGCATGGCGCTTGCGCCGAAGGGGGAGTAATCGAACATGGCTCGTTTCAACAAGATTTTCCTCGGCCCCGTCGATGACAACAAGCCGCAGGTCAAGGAACTGCTTGGCGACGTTGCGCTGAAGCCGGGCCGTCTGGTTGTGGTTTCGTCCGGCAAGTGGGCGCTGGCCGCTGCCACCACGGTGGGCAAGGTCTGGCTTGTGCAGGACAATTACCTCGCCATGAAGGGCGTCGATGACGACTGGCTGGATGAGGATCGCGTGGTCGCGCTCGAAATGAGCGGCGATAACGTCCTTGCCGCCCGGATCGCCAACGGCGTGAACATCACGGCTATCGGCACTCCGCTTACGCCCGGCGCTACCGGCACGCTGGCCATCGCCAGCACTTCGGACTTGATCGTTGCCTACAGCGACGAGGTTTACAACAACAATTCAGGCTCTGAACAGCTTCTGAAAATCCGCCCGGCGGGTTCGCAGAGCTATCTGTCTGCGGCGTAAGGGGTTTATAAAAATGCGTTACTTCGACACTGAACTCCTCGCCAACAGCCGCCAGCACGCGGAATGGTTCGAAGAGATCAACGATGATCGCGACTTCTTCCATGCCAACGAAGAATACGTGACCAACGCCGCTTCGATCCTGCCGCGCGACGCATGGCTGGATATGGACAACATCACTCGCCGCGTCATGCGCGCCGACGAGGGTGAAGTCTGGATGAAGTACCTGATGCCGCTGGCCAAGCCGGTGAACATCGGCAAGATCGTCCACCTCAACCGCGTCTCGTCGGATGCCGGCACGGTTGTTCGCAGCATGTCGGGTCAGGTTCCCGTCGCGATGGACAAGGTGGTCTACGACTATCGTGGCACCCCGGTCCCGCTGTTCCACACCGCTTTCGGTCGTGAATGGCGCGAATGGTCCACGCTTCAGTCGGAGAACTTCGATGCACTGGCGGACGATCAGGAAGCGCACACCGCGAAAATTCGCCGCGATATGGCGCTTTATGCGCTCAACGGCGATACCTCGGTGGTGTTCCAGGGCTATCAGGGTTACGGCATCCGCACGCACCCGCTTTCGAAGTCGATCAATATTGGCGCTTCCGGCAACAATATCGTTCTCAAGTCGGCCACCGCCGATGCGCTCGATACGTTCTTCACCGGCGCGTTCGGCGCTCTGCTTGATGCGAACTACATCACTTCGAAGGTGGTTCTGTTCGTATCGCCGGAAATCGCACGCGGCTGGGACAAGACCTATTCGGGTTCGGCGGGATTCAAGAGCGGCACCATCCGCGATTTCCTGCTTACCAATCGCCGCATTCAGGCGATTGAGGTTAGCTACGAGCTTTCCGAGAATGAATTTTTCGGGTTCGTGCCTAGCTCGGAATATATCCGCCCCCTGATCGGCATGGCCGTCTCGACCACTGCCATCCCCCGTGATCGCCCCCGCTCGAACTATCAGTTCGATGTCTGTGGTGCCATGGGTCTGGAAATCCGGGCGGACTACAACAATCGTTCGGGTGTTTTCTACAGCACCAATACCTGATTTCCCGTCAGGGATCTACGAGAAAGGGGCTGCTTCGGCGGCCCCTTTTTTGTGGTTCTAAACCACCTCCGGCTCATGCATAAGTGTGCATTCAAGGGCGGCGGAAAATTCGGTTGTCTGGTCCATCGGATATATGACGCGATCAACGCGATAGGCTAACCGGTTTGGGGCTTGAATAAATTCACCCGCCCTTGGGATGCTGCGCATCCTGTGAATTACCCTCGTCATGGACGCCATATTTATAATGGCCACAAGGTGCTTGCTCGATTTGATTTTGCCCATCACCATTATCCATCAATTGTATATTGGGCCGCCCGGCATTACCCTAGGGCGGCCCCACCGTGCCAACGGTGCTTGTGAAAACTGGTGGCCCGTTCTGTTTCCCGGTGGGCCAAGCCGATGCGCCGCGCCGTTAGGCTGCGATGCGAAGTGCCGTTACCGGCTCGTTGTCGTTGACGGTTAAGTCAGCTGTCCCGTTGCGGTGGGCCATTCCGGATCGCGCTCAATTTCGCCCGTTCGGATCGATCCTGGTTCGCCCCCATCAACTACCAAGCGCAAGCTACGTGATGCCTGTGACCCGTTAAGTCACCTATGGCGCTTGGTAGATGGTGGAGGCGGCGGGTACTGCCCCCGCGTCTCCGATTAAACTACGTTGATCGAATTACGATCGTGGCGTCCATATGACTGCATTCTACACCCCCGTCAAGTCGCTTCCCAAATTCGCAACAATGCGCTATGGTCACGCAACAATGTTTCACCCGGAGGCCACGACGTGAGTAAGATCAAAATCCGCTTTATCGACTGGACGCGCACCGGCAAGACTGGCGGCGTCGGGATTTATGGCCTGCCGGCGAACGAAGGTGAAAGCGGCGAGTACCAGATTGGCGACGAACTCGAAGTGAGTGAAGTGCCTGCTGGCTGGGCATCGCGGGTGGAAGTCATTTCCGGCGTGCCCAAGGCTGGTGCCGAACTGATCGCCAATCCAGCCTCTGAAAGCGATGCCCCGCGTCGTGGCCGCCCCCGCAATGATGGGTAATCAGTATTGAGGTGGCTGGCGCATGGCTTACGGCACGGACATTGAATTTGCGGCATACCTTAGCGCACGCGGGCTGACCGTCGCTGGCGTGCCTGCCGTGCTGCGGCAACTGGCGTCCGACTATCTCGACGCGACATATTGCTTCGGATCGGGCGATGTCACTGGCGCCAATTTCCTCGCCGCCCTTTATCGCGCTGCATACCTGGCGGACGGTGGCACCACAGTCCTGTTCCCGGTGACGACGGGCGCGCGCGTCAAGCGGCAGAAGGTGGACGTGATCGAGCGCGAGTTCTTCGATGATGGGGCTGATAGCACAGGCTTCATTGACCCTGTCATCAATGGCTTGATGCGTGATTTCCTTTGTGGGGATGTCAGCAAGGGTTTGTTTTTTCAGAGTGTCGGAACATGACGCCCAACGCCATATCGGGATCGACCCTATCCATCGGCTACCGCGTGGCCCCCAAAATCCTTGTCACCGAGAGCGATTTCGATGGGCAGGAATGGACCGAGGTGGGCGGCCCGGTGCCACCCAGCGATTTCCTCGTCGATCAATCGACGCCGGAACTGTTCCTCGAAAATTGTGTCGCTGGCTCGTCGCAATACAGCCTCAACGCCAAGTATGGGAAAATCTGGAAGCGCGGCGGTCATTTCCCGATGGCCACGTTCACTTCGGACGGCGGCAGTGTGGTTGATTATTGACCGAGGCATCGCCATCCGGGACACCTAAATGACAGACTTCTTCGACGATATGGCATCCATGGTTTACGACCTTCTAGCCCCGTCTGATCAGGGCGGGCTAGGGGCGGTGGGCGTCAAGTATATTCGCTATACCCCCGCCGCCACGCCGGTCAATCCATGGGAGCCGCCTGCCGCGCCAACCGCAACCGTCATCCCTATTCGGGCGCAGGCATTCGGCATATCAAAAGAGCTTGTCGGGACGGCCATCGAAGGTAATGTGCTGGTTGCCACAGACGAATACGTCATATCCGAACACATCCCTGGTGGCTATCAGGTGGGGGATGTCATCGAACTTGATGGCGTGCCCGTTACAATCCTGTCTGTGCGGCGCTTCCCGGCGGCGGGTGTTCATAGCGCGGTGAAGTTTATCGTAAGGCGTTGACAGCGGCAATTTGCGGGGGCATGGTGGCATTCTCACAAGATGGAGAATGGAAAATGCCGACTTATGCAATTCCGCCTGAAGGGTGTCCGCATTACCTAACCGCATGGAAGCGGTATGAGGTTCTGCGCGAGGATGATCTCGGCTTCTATATCACGGACAACTATGGTGAAGAGTTATATTGCCTTTGGCGCGACTGCTGGCACGCGAGAAGCGGTAACTGGACGCGGGAAGAAGTGACGCAAGACGACACGGGGACCCTACGGGATCGCTTTGCCATGGCTGCGCTACAAGGTGAACTTGCGGCGCAGGACGATGATGATATTCGCCGTGATTATACCGACGGCGACGGCGTGACCAACCTCGCCACTTGGTCATATCGTATTGCCGACGCCATGATGATCGCTCGGAGGAAGGTGTGATGGCTGATTTTATCGGCAAGAGCGTCGCGGTACTCGCAGTTTTTGCTGTCATTGGCGCGGCCTTGGGCGTTTTTGCCTGGACGATGGTGATGTTGTTCCGGCTCCTGACATGACCACGCAACGCCAACTTGATGCCATGTTGAACGAGCTTAGGCCGCAATTGCAGGAAGCCCTGCTTGCGGCCTTTGCCGATATGCAATCGGGTGTCGATTATCCGGCGCTGGAAATTGCCATTGCGCAGCGGGATGCCGCTGGCGTAGAGGCGGCGCTCAATATCGACGATGGGCCATTCGCGCCGTATATGCTTATCGCGATGACGATCTATCTCCGGTACGGGCAGAGGTTCGGGCCGACATTGGGCGTTCGATTTACGCCGAACATGCCGGTCATTCAGGCCGACATTGCGGCTGCAACCGCACGCATGACCGAGGACGCGCGCCAAGGCATCCGGGATGCAGTCGAGCGGCGCATGATGTCGGTGGATGGGGCAAATCGCCGCGAGGCAGCCCGCGCGATCATCCGGGAAATCAAACCCATCATCGGGCTGTCCCGCCCGCAAATATCCTATGTCGAGAGTATGCGTGAACGCCTGCTATCCGGCGATCCAGAACAAATGCGGGCCGTTCTGTCCGGGCAGAAGCTGCGTGACAAGCGATATGATGCGCTGATCAAACGGGCGATAAAGGCGGCCAGGAATGGTGATGCGCCCGTGCTAACTTCTGCAAAGGTTGACGAAATAACCGGAAAGTACGCCGCAAGAATGTTGCGCAAACGCGCAACAGATATAGCGCGGGCCGAAGTCGATCAATATGCCGAGGCCGCCAAATTTGAGGCAGCGAAGAAGGTTGTGGGAGGCGTCACTAAGACGTGGCGGCATAGTTCAATCTATATCAATGCCCGTCCCGATCACGTTGGCATGTCTGGCGTCTCGGTTCCGATCGATGCCAGTTTTATCATGGCGGATGGCACTGCGATGAGGTATGCTCACGACCCGCGTGGGGGTGCTAGGCACAATGCTTCGTGTCGGTGTCGGACGGAATACTCTAAGGTGGAGAAGGTTTGATGGTTGACTTGGTGGCAAAGCGGACGCTTTGGGTTAAAATTGCAGACGCTTGCGGCGTTCCAGGCGGGAAAGCCGTGATGCTATTTGGTGATGATGGGGAACAACTGCCTAACGTCGTAGCTGTTGAATACTCAATAAAATCAGTTGACCAAATTCCCACAATCACCGTTACGTTTATGGTTGACGGCAACAAAGTGAGGTTTGAATGACCTGCCCCACATGCGCCGAACGCCGCCGGAAGCTATTGGACGCGTGGCAGAACCGCCAGATTGCCGAGGCTGTGAGGCAGGCAGCATTAGGGGCTGCGGAGATGGTCGGGGTGAAGCGGAAAGGTGGGGGCGAGAAGCCCCCACCCCAATCTTATTCGCAATAGAAGTCCCCATGTAAATCTTTTGCCTTAGCGCGGTATGCGGCTACCGCATCTTCGCATGAGTTGTAGTATCCGATGTGATGCATCTTATTAAATGCATAAACTCTTGCTATCCATTTCTTTTTCTCTGGAACCCATCTCACTCCCTTGTATCCTGATTTATTCTTGCTTGTCAGACCGTAGTTCTGACCGTTTTGAGCATTTGACGCCTCCCGCAAATTATGTATCCTATTGTCTGTCCTGATGCCGTTAATGTGGTCAATATGCTCTTTCGGCCAGTCCCCATGATACAGAACCCACGCCACTCTATGGGCTGTCACGGACTTACCTAAAATTGAGCCATGTTTATACCCTGTGTCAGTTCTTGAGGTGAACGCCTCTCTATTCGCATTTTTCGTGTTCCATGCCTTCCATATCCTGTCATGAGAAAAATGCTTTCTATCTCGCGGCTTCCAAAACAGCAGGCCGCTGTCCTGGTCATAAGACAGGAACTCTTGCAAAATTTCCGGGTTGATGTAAACTTTCTTAGTCACGTAAACCTCCTTTTAAGGCAGGTTCAGCATAGTCCAGCTTGACTATCTCGTCAAGTCAAGTTGGACCTTGCGCCCCATAGAGGATGACTAGTAATGGCGTTCACCGGAACCGATCCCGTGGCGTGGGCCAAGCGCCAGAAGCGGGCTATCAATGTCCTGCCGGCACGTCTAGTTGAGGCATTCGCCAATGCGATGGCAACGCGGGTGGGTGTCGGGGGGTTTACGCCCGTCGATACCGGCAACCTGTCTCGATCGGTCACGATTTCGGCGTCCCCGATCATGCGTGATGGGCCGGGCTACAATTCGCCAGTGCGGCAGGATTATCGCGCGGCATCGTCGGTGGCCAAGGGTGATGGAAGCGCGTATGTATCATACAAGGCGATCTACGCACATCGTGTGAATTATGGATTCGTCGGGACCGACGTTCTTGGGCGATCATACAATCAAAGTGGGCGCGGCTTCAATGAGGCCAATATCGCGAGGTTCCCGGCAATCCTGGCGGGCGTCGTTTCAAAATTGAGGTTTGAGTGATGACCGCCACAACCGCTGTTCAGGACTGGCTTTCGCTTAAGGCGCGGATCGACACGCTTGTGACCGATCCCGTGTTGCAGCGATTTGAGCCTAATGCGGTTGTCACCCCGCCCGCCGGGCTGGCCCCGTTCCTGCTGATTTCCGATGTCCGCAATGACAATGACCGGAACGGGTGGGTGTCGTCCGATCTTAATGAGCGGTCAGGGACGCTGATCCTGGCGGTTCAATGGCCACTGGCGGCCCCTGTTTCGCACGTCCAGCTTATGCAGATTGGCGGAACCATCGCAGACCACTTCCCGGCGGATTTGTGCATGGGCCGATTGCGTGTCACGCGGAACGCTGATGTCTTGCAGCCCTATGTCGAAGGCGCATATCGCGTTGTTGTCGTGCGGGTGTTGTGGAGTTCGGTTTGACGCAATGATTGCCAAGCCATTCAAGCATTGTGGCGATGCTCCGTTTTTGTAATTCGGCGAGCGGGGTTCAATTCCTCGGAGTGGCTCCAACCAATCAAAAGGACGCCTAGAGCGTCCTTTTTTGTTTCATTCGTTTCCTGACCACGCAACAATCTTGCGCAACGGGGCAATACTCGCTAAGGTGGCGGCAGTTAAACCGCCCGCCATGCCGGGCATAGGAGTTATGCCTCATGGCCGATCCCGTCGCAGTCTCTGGTTCCAAGCTCTACATTGGCCGCAAGGTGGCCTTCAAGTACCCCGTCGAACTTGCTGATTTCAGCGGTGCAACGTGGACTGAAATCACCGGCCTGACCAGTCTCGGCAGCCTTGGAAACACGCAGAATTTCGTCACGCAGTCGTTCATCAATCTGGGCTTTGACGTTCAGTTCAAGGGCACCAAGGCCGGCTCGGCCATGGAAAATTCGTTCGTGTACGACCCGAATGACACTGGCCAGATTGCGCTTCGCGCGGCAATCGCGGATTGCTCGAACTACGAGTTCAAGCTTGAGGCTGGTGCTGGTTGCGCGCCCAGCGGCGTCGTCACGATCACGATTGCATCGCCGGGCGTTGTGACCACTTCGGGCGGTCACGGCCTCTCG